AATAATATTTTATGTTTGTGAAGGGTTGTTTTCCTATAATTAATAAATTATTAAATAGAGAAAATGAGCTAAAAATCAATAGACTATAGGTTTAACGATTTTTAAGCATTAAAGGAAAGCAAACCCGCGACGGTTTGCTTTTTTGTTTTAATAAAAATTAACAAAAGTTTATGAAAATGAAATATAAAAAAGCAATATTTAAAGAAGTCAGTGTCTTTAATGTCAAATTATGAATAAGATCATCCTTAATCGGCCCATGCTGCTTAATAAAAAGTATGTCGTTTATTTTGATAGCGAAAATAAATTCTCGTTTAATAATCGCAGGCAAGCCAATGATTTCATTGTAAGAGTCGGTAAGGAGATTGAGCAGTCTATTCTATTTATTACAGAGGAGTTTAACTCACTCGAAGAGTTTTACAGGCTTTATTACCTGGCCGATAAAGATTTCAAGTTTAAGTTTATGATGAACAACTCTGTTGATTTTATTCAAAACAGGCTTGCCTGGATGCATTCACACGAAGGAAGTCCTAACCACGACGTTATTCTATTTCAATCAATATTAAATTGTTTAGAAGAGCTTAAAAGTGCCTTTAGAATAATGTTTGAAAAGGCTTCCTGCAGGAAAGATACAATTACAAAGCGCAGGTGTGAATTAAAAATACACCTGATTGATATGTATAATGAGCAATTTTTATCAATAGGGATCAAGCCCCAGATGAATACTTTGAAAGTAAAAAAAGCGAGAAAGAGTTAAAAAAATGGAAAGTGTAAAACAAGTTGAAATAGGAAGAGAGATTAAAGTGGGTGGATTTAAGGAGGCTTACCATTCTCTGCCATATAAGTTAATGCCGCAGGCAAAAGAAGATATCTGCAGTCTGTGTTACTGGAATGCAGCTACATTCCAGGCTAAATTAAGAGGTAAGCGCCCGTTTCGTGTATTTGAGATTAAGCAGATTGAAAATTATTTTGAGAAGTTTAATATAAACGCATGGACTGGAGAACCCTTAGCCAATAATTAACCTGCCGGGTGCCGTGGGGGAAGAAACGTTGAAGCGTTGTTTTGCCCCCGGGCCTGGCATAATTTATATAAAGATGGACGTTAATAAAAAAGAACTCGGACTAGCCCTGGTGATTAAAGCCCAGGAAGATCTTCTGAAGGCATATGAAAAAGAGCTCAGGCATCTGCAGCGGAAAAACCTCAGGCTCAAACTTCATATGGAAGTGATAGTTCGTACTCCGCAATGTAATACAGCTGCTAAACTGCGGAAAGATTATTCTACTGCTGATTTTTCTGATTCAGTAATTTATTGCAACTAACTATGAAAGAAATAACTACTCCCGACCTGTACAACGATGCTGTTACGCTTCTGAAAGATTGTAATGTGCACCTGAATGGCAATGCCCAGCTTTCTACAATTAATGTGAAGCTTATTGGTGTGGTAAAGGATCTGAACGACATAATTATTAAAGAGCTTACTGAAGCAGAATCTGAAACTACTAAATAACCCCCTATTATGAAATATACCAAAGAACAGTATTCTAATGCATTAAATATAATTAGAATTTATAATGAAGAAACTACAAAGTATGGCTTAGAAGGAAAGAGAACTGTAAGTGCAAAAGAGAGTATGGGAAATCCATTTTATTGGTTCAGAGGTGAAGGTGAAAAATGGTTTTTTAACAGGTATAACTTTGAACTGACTAATCGTACTTGTAACGCTTTGGGTTTTCTTGATGAAAAGTTTACTGTTTTGGAGTTTATGACGTTTTCGGATGAAGATATTTTGAGTCTCAAAAATTGTGGTAAAAAGACATTAAAAGAAATAAACGATATAAGAGAATCAATAATTCTAACTGATATATGAGATCTATGAAGCTATTTATTTCGGGTCGAGTAACCGGCCTTAAGCGCTCTGAAGCTGTTAAAAACTTTGAAAGAGGTAAGCGCCTGTGTATGCAGAATACCTTCGATTTTGTTAACCCCATGGATATTGTACCGGAAGGATCTGCCAATAAAGATGCGATGAAGATACTTCTTCCACTACTTGTTGACTGCGATGGAATCCTTTTGTTAAACGATAATAAGTTCAGCGAAGGATCTAAGGTAGAAGAAATGACAGCCAGGTATTGCGGATTACAGATGTTTTATGAGGATGATTTAACACAATAACCTATATGAGCACAATCGACAGAGTTGGAATTAAAGAAAAGCTGATGTCAGCTATTGACAGAGAGAGCCTGCCAAACAGAGAAGCAGCCAGACTGCTTAATATTCATCCGTGTTATGTGAGTATGTTAAAAAATGAATCTTCATGGGAGGGTATAACACCAAAAGTATGGGATAGATTTAATGAGTGGTTCCAGACAAGAGATCTACTCGCAAACTTTCAGATACCTGAAGGGGAGGAGATATATAAGCCGAAAGAGAAAGAGAAGCCTGTAAAAGTTGATAATAAGGTTGATAGAAAGAAGCTGCAGTCAACTTTTTCTAAAAGCGATGAACATTTTGCTGTTGCAGATACGGATATGCATCCATTAAACCCAGCTCCGGATGCAATAATTAAGCTTTCTTATTATAAAGAAGAGGCAGATAAAAGCACTGCACGGATCTTACAGTTACTGAAAGAGAATGAGAAACTAATGGACACTCTGGATAATATGAAGAAAACACCTCCAAATATGTTTCCTGTCAATACTCAAAAACTTTCGCTCGACATTGAAATAAACCTCATTATTAACGGTCAGAAAGTAAGGCTATGAATAGTAACTCTCCACAGCTCGATTTGTTCTATAACACAACCCATATTAAGGGAATTGACCTGTTAAAAAGGCATCAGTCAGCCCGGGGTCAGTGTGTAGAAATCATACGCTTTTTCATTAGTAACCCGAAAGGGTATTTCACTCCATTTGAGGTCCAGCAGCAAGCCGATCTGATGCATTATCCTATAACAAGTATCCGCAGGGCAATAAACACCCTCACTGAGGCTAATCTGCTTATTAAAACAGATGTAATGAAGCCCGGAGAATATGGTGCAGATAATCATTGCTGGAGGTTAGCATGAAAAAGAGCTGGACAAATAGTGAAATAGAGATACTCCGTGTTTTGTATCCTGATTATACAGCCAGGGAGATTACAGAGGTTTTAAACAGACCTATATCTTCTATATACAACATTGCCAGACAAATGAATTTAAAAAAATCAGAGGAGTTTAACAGATCTGTTTACTCCGGAAGACTAACACGTGCCACACATAATTTTGCAGCAACTCAGTTTAAGAAAGGACAGAGACCGTTCAACAAGGGGAAAAAACTCGAGGAGTTTATGACTCAGAAAGGGATTGAATCAATTTCAAAGAGCTGGTTTGCTCAGGGGCATCTTCCGCATAATACTCTTTCTGATGGAGAGATAAGGGTTCGTAAGGATAAGAATAACCATGTATACAAATTTATCAGAGTTTCACTGGGAGTATGGAAAGCTCTTCATGTATATAACTGGGAGAAAGAAAATGGACCCGTTCCTGAGGGTTTTATTGTAGTGTTTAAGACATCGGACCGGATGAACTGTGATGTAAGTAATATGGAGATTATTACCCGCCGGGAGCATATGTTAAGAAACTCAATAACAAGGTATCCTGAGGAGTTACGATCGACAATGAAAATATTAAAAAAACTAACCCGGACCATAAATGACAAAGAATAAAATTCAGGATCTGAGAGACCATCTCTTTGATACTATTGAGATGCTAAAAAAAGACGATCCTAAAATGACTGTCGATAAGGCAAAAACTATTGCCGATGTAAGCCAGGTAATAATTAACTCAGCAAAGTTAGAGATCGATTTCATAAAGGTAAAAGATAAACTCGACGGATTTTATCCTACAACCGGGTTTATGGAAATTGACAATAAGAAGCAAATAACTCAGTAGGTTATGAAAAAAGATGCTTTTTGGTTTTCGCACGACAGTAATGCGAAGGATGATGTAAAGTCGATGAAGCTGATAGATCAATTAGGACTTGAAGGATATGGAATTTACTGGGTTTTAATTGAAACGCTTAGGGATCAGCCAGAATATAAGTACCCGATGGAGCTTCTTCCGATACTTGCAAGGCGATATAATACCAGCGGAGAAAAGATGAAAACAGTTGTTAGTTTTTATGGTTTGTTCGAAATTGACTTAGATAATAACTTTTTTAGTTTATCGCTAAACGAGAGGATGATAGGACTCGGTAAGTTCAGAGAACAAAGAAGGCTTGCAGGGATAAAATCTGCTGAAAAAAGAAGATCAGATTCAACGGTCGTTCAACGGATGCTCAACGGTCGTTCAACGGATGCTCAACGAGTAGAGGATAGTATAGTAGAGGATAGTATAGTACAGAAGAGTAGAAAAGATAATAGTAGAAATAAAAGAGAGAAGAAGAATAAAGACTTCACACCTCCATCTCTTTCTGAAGTTATTATATTTTTTAAAGAACATGAATACTCTGAAGCTTCTGCAGTAAAAGCATTCAATCATTATGCTCTTGCAAACTGGCACGATACCAATGGGCATCAGGTTATTAACTGGAAGCAGAAGATGAATACCGTATGGTTTAAGCCCGAGAACCTTGATAAGCCTTCAGTTGAATTAGTTCCTCCACCAATACCCTTAGCACATGCAAAAAAATAACAATTTTCAGGAAGATAATAATTACCAGGTATACTCGACTTGGCTTGTTAAGGATGTGCCGGCTGATAACATGAAGTATCTTATTAACCTCTTCCTGGAGAAAGCCTCACTCAATATGGGATGCCTGGTTAAAGAGAAAACAAACGAGGGATCTGTTGAGATAGTAAGAAGTTATTATTCATACATCCCTGTTTGTTATATAGCCTCTGGAATAGTTAAGGGCTCTCTGGGGCATTATGGTGCCGGAATACTTGCACCAAAAACAGTATATCACTGGCTTGGTGAAATAAGCCTTGAGTATAACAGAGACCAGGCAAAAGAAAAGCTTCAGTCTCCGACCTCAGAGATTGTAATGGATCTGCGTAAATATCCAATGGGAAAAGCCATTAATCAGAAGATAGAATGGCTGAATAGCGGAAAAATTACCAGGAGCGAATGGGATAAAATCTCATTAAAAAAGCTTACTGAAGATATTGCAGCTCATAAAACTCCTCTTGTTACAAACTACCTATAATTTAAAATATGAAAACAACAGAGAAAGAATATATAAGCAGCTATGCTGGTAGCGGAGGATGCCTGGTGATAATAATTGCTTTCGGCGTGCTTGCAACTGTGATGCTATTTATCGCAGCTATTTACCTAATATTTTTTTAGCTATGAAAGAAACTACTCAGCAACTAATTAAAGCAGAAAGCCGTAGAGACACTTTCGGTTTTATAGTTGAAGTTGTACAGAGAGGTAAGTCTCGCCCGAAAAAATACAAGCACGATTTAACTATGCCGGCATTCTTATATGAAGAGCTCAGGAATAGAGGGGTAATAGATTCAGAGGCATATTTTGTAGATGAATCAGCCTTTTTTGAGTTTAATGGAGTTGATATCACTATCAGTTTTATAAACCTGTTTGCATGTGAAGATCTTCATAGAAAAATTGACAGGTACCTGGTATTAAGGTTTGCAGGTAGCTATCCCATTAAACGAGGCGGAAGATTTTTTTAAGATGGATAAACCTAAAGCAAAAACCAGACCGTGGAATACAAGAGCAATACAGCAAGCGCCAATGGCACAAAGAGTCAGAGTAGATTTTTACCATACATCGAGATGGACAAAAGAGAGCAGGCTCTTTCGCCAGGAGAATCCTTTGTGTTCAAAATGTGTAGAAGAAGGGATTGTTTACCCATCGGAGGTCACCGATCACAAGGTTCCCCTTGAGATATGTGAAGATCCCTGGGACCGTAGGAACTGGGATGCGATCTGTAAAAGGCATAATAACATCAAAGCAGCACAGGATAAGATTTTAATAAAACAATATAAAAAAACACACTCGAATGAACCTACTTAAAAAACTCAGAGACATTAAGATTAAGATCCAGATGTGGAACTTCCGGAGAAAGTACAAGTCAGGCGCAAAGATTGATTTAGAGATGCAGCTGAAGGCAATACAGAAAGCAGATATTCTATCTCAGAAAAGGAAGTGCCGTTTATGGGTGCTCAGGATAATGCCAGGGAAATACAGGATAGGAACAAAGGCTGATATAAAGGTTATTCTCAGATCAATAGGCATGCATCATACTATTGACATGTATAAGATTGGTAATGAAATAGTGCATATAACGAAATGAGAAGCAATAAACCTATACTGCAGCTGATGGATGAGTTCCTGGCTAACCAGGATATCAGAGAAAACTCCCGGAAGAAGTATCGGGATAACCTGCATGTGTTTATTGGTTGGCTGTCAAGAAACGGTGATGTTAATAAGATGCAGAGAGAAACAATCATAAGCTTTAAGACATGGTTGATTGAATCAGGGAGATCTCCATCTACAGTTGATAATTACCTGGCATCAGTAAGACAGTTCTTTAAATACCTTGCTGAAGAAGATATTCATAAGAACATAACTGTTGGCGTTAAGTCTCCAAAGAAGGGGCAGGGATACAGCAAGGAGTACCTGAAAATTAACCAGGTGAACTCTCTCCTGGCATCGATCAATAGAAGCACTACTCAGGGACTCAGGGATTATGCTATAATAAACCTGATGATCCGGACAGGTATGCGATGCATTGAGGTAGCACGTGCCAATGTAAGGGATCTGAGATTAGAAGATGAGCGCTGGATGTTCTATATACAAGGCAAAGGCAGATGGTCAAAGGACAGAGCTCTTGGTGTTACTACAAAGATAGTAAGTCCTATTGCTGCATACATAGGAGAGCACATGCTTCAGGAAGATTCCCCAATGTTTCTCAATCATTCGTATGTAAGCAAGAGCACAAGGATAACATCAGTAACCATAAGCAAGATAGTTAAGAGGTACCTGAGATCCATAGGTATTGATACTGTTAAGGTCTCTGCTCACTCACTCAGACATACAGCTGCTATAACTGCATTAAAGAGTGGTGCAGACATACTGGCAGTGATGTCAATGCTTGGACACAGTAAGGTAGAAACAACAATGATCTATCAGCGTGCCTTGGAAGAGGAGCGTGGTAGGGATGGTACTGCTATACGGCTAATGGATGATGCATACTAAATAACGCACAAAACAGGGCAAAAATGACAATAAAGCACTATAGGAGTAGCAGGATGGTAAGGAAAGAGGGTATTTGTTAATCACGTATATACATAGTACTATGCATAGCAATACACTGAATACAATAACAAGTCAACTCACTGATAATCAGTATGAGCATGGGGGGGGTCAAATCTCTGGGCAAAAAGCCCTTGAGACCGTAGTCCCTGTCTTCGTCTGCCAGTGTCAAAATTCAAGGGGGGGGTATACATGCCACATGTAGGGAGACCAGCCATACCGGCTACGATAAAGAAGCTCTCCGGGACTATCCGGAAGGATAGGAGTACTGAAGTATTGAACTTCGATCCTATCTCAATAATTCCAAAACCGGAAGTATGGATGGATGAGAGAGCAAAAAAATATTTTAAGAATGCGTGCAAGCTGCTCATTGAAAAGAAGCTTTTAAATGTCGCCAATGTTCAGCTTGTGATCCTGATGGCTCAGGAGTTTTCACTTTACGAAGAAGCAACCAGGGAGATGAAGGAGAGCGGAAAGGTGTATATAAGTGATAAAGGTAATTATTTGCAGTCTCCCTGGGTGTCGATCCGCAATAATGCACAGAAAAATTACAGGGATATCGCTGCTTTATTCGGTCTCGACCCGGTGAGCAGCCAGAAGATCGGCGGAGCTGCAGCAGAAAAGGCTGATGAGTTTGAAAAGATTAGCAAAAAATATGATACTTAAACTTAACTAACTATGGCACAGAAAATTTACTTCAGCAGAATTACAGCGGACCATTGGTCTGCAAGGAATAATCTTGATAAGGCAGCTCATAACCTTGCCAGAGAAATGGACCGCAGACTCTTATCTGAAAACGAAATAATGGATTTCAGAGTTGAGCTATTGGACAAAATGGAGAAATTAAATCAGGAGTTTCACAGATGTAAACCTCTTAGAGTAAGTATGCATGAATCTCACTCTTGCAATGGTGACTACAGTATCTATTGCGATGGCGTATTTCATATGGGTTTATTCCTGGTAAAAGATAAAAACTAATTCTATGGAAATCACAACAAGAGAACAATTTGGAAACCTGGCACAGACTTTTTATAAGACTGGGCTTGGTGCCGAGATAGGAGTAGAAAGAGGAAACTTCTCGAAACTAATTCTTTCGCAGTATAAAGGCAACCTTATATCGGTTGATATGTGGGAGCATGAAGAAATTTACAAGACTGCCCTGGTAGCTCTTACGGATCCGCGATGTGTACCAACAAAATCGAGCTCAATTGATGCTGCAAAAAAGATTGTAGATGAATCTCTCGACTTTGTGTACATCGATGCCGACCACGATTACGAACATTGCAAACAGGATATCGAATGCTGGTTCCCGAAGGTCAGGCATGGAGGTCTGGTTGCCGGGCACGATTACCTGAACTGGAGTAAAGATGAAGGTGCCGGTTGTGAGTTCGGAGTGAAGGCTGCTGTTGATGAGTTCTGTGTTAAACATGGCTATAAACTGCATGTTACCTCCGACGATTACTGGGAGGGAAACCCATACCCAACCTGGTACTTCAAGAAAGAGATCCCGCGGATAATTTACTATACATGGGTGAGTCCGGATCCGCTCCCTCAGAGATTTCAGAAGTATATCGATGGTTGGAGAGTACTGATGCCCGATTACCGTATAGAGCAAATCTCTCTCGATAATGTTGTTAAGTCTCCTTTCGTTATGGAAGCCATAAACCGTAAACTATTCTCCGTCGCCGGGCATTATGGAAGGTGCGAAAGGTTATTTGCAACCGGCGGAATATATTTCGATATCGACATTGAAGCTGTAAAGAGCTTCGACGATCTTCTATATACTAAGTTCTTTGTTGGCTGCGAAGCACCGCACAGGGTTAACAATGCAGTTATCGGATCTATGCCCGGGCATGAGTTCCTGGGTAAGTGTCTCGAGTTTATGGATCTCTTTGTATTCCATAACCCCGGACCGCTGGGCATTGAAATTGAAACCGGACCTCAGATGTTTACAAACATTGCAAAACAGTACGGATGGAAAGAAGAAGATTCTACCCAGCTGCTCGATGAGATTATTGTTACTAAATCAAAGTATTTCTACCCGTATTACTTCGATCAGAAGTACCATCCGGGCTGTGCTACTCATCAGACTTATGCAATTCATCACTGGGCAAAAACATGGTAATATGAAAATTGAAGCTTTTGCAATATGCTACAACGAGGAGGCTCTGCTTCCATATTATCTGCGCCATTACTCGCAGTTCTGCGATCAGATAATAATTTTTGATAACTACTCTACCGACCGCAGCGAAGAGATCTGCCTGGCAAACCCTAAAGTAAAGCTGGTTAAATACGATAGCGGCAACCAGATCCGCGATGATATTTACCTTCAGATAAAAAACAACTGCTGGAAAAACAGCAATGCCGACTGGGTTATTGTTGGCGACATCGATGAGCTTGTTTATCATGCCGATATAGTTAAAGCACTTAAAGATGTAACTCTTTCCGAGGCTACAATTATTACTCCCCGCATGTTTAATATGTACTCTGAAAAATTTCCTGTAACAGAGGGGCAGATATACGAAGAGGTAACGTACGGTATTCCATGTGGTAGTAAGACAAATGTATTTCGTCCCCGAATGATTACAAACATAAACTACGACCCCGGATGTCACGAAGCTCACCCCGAAGGTAACGTGATATTCTATCATGTGGTTGGTATGAAAACATTTCACATGCGCTATCTCTCAAAGCAGTGGGTTATCGATCGTAACGAGCAGAGCTATAAACGGCTTAGCGAACTTAACAAACAGCTCGGCTGGGGTATTCATTACCATGCAACTGCACAGAAGATCTCGGAAGATTTTGACAGGGATATTAAACAGGCAATACAGGTCATATGAAATTACACGTTATAGCTACAGCCTTCCGCCGTCCTATCGAAACGAAACGGCTTATATATGATTTTCTTTGCCAGACAAATAAGAACTGGACACTCAGGATAATACACGATGGACCTCCTCCTGAAGGGCTTGAGAAGTTTGTAACCTCACTCGCGGATCCGCGTATCGAGTTTGATTTCACAAAAAAGATAAACGGCTTTTGGGGGCACCCGAACAGAGCAATGCTTCTCCAGGATACCAAAGGTGATGCCGATGATTTTATTCTCATTACTAATGATGATAATCAGTATGTCCCGCTGTTTATTGAAATGATGTGTGAGGCATGTAACCCGCGCGTAGGAATGGTTACATGCGACACTATTCATAATTATCTCAGGTACGATGTGCTTCATACGCGCATTCAGGTTGGGCATATCGATATGGGTTCTTTCATTGTCCGGCTCGACCTGGCTAAGAGGGTTGGCTTTAATCATATTGTCGAAGTTGCCGACGGCATCTATGCAGAAGAATGCGCTGCAGAATGTATTAAAAGCGGGCTCCGTGTTGTTGGTATTGGTAAACCATTATTTATTCATAACTAACTAAATATTAATGCTATGGAACTAAAAATTAAAAAAGAAACCGCAAAGGAGATCTATGATGAATCGCCGTCGGGACTGAGAAAAATTCTGGAAGAGACTTTCGGGATTGATTGTTTTAAAAAATTAGACTGGAAGGATTTTAAAACCTTCGATGATCTGTGCCGTTCAACCGGTACAACCGAAGTTGACTTTAATAATAAATGGACTGGAGAAGGATTTGACCCCAGTACTATTGCATTTGAAAGGTTAAAGATTTGTACTAGGGCTTACAACCAGGACTGGAAGTATAACCTCTATGATACCACACAGAAGAAGTGGGCGCCAATATTCGATGTTTTGTCGTCCGGTCTCGGTTTTTCGTACGCGACTTACGACTGCGATTACTCGTCTACGTTTGTCGGTTCCCGCCTTGCCTTCAAATCTGAAGAGACAGCAACACATGCCGGCGAAAATTTCACCAAATTATTTGAAGATTTTAATAACGCTCAATATTAGACCCATGGCAACAAAAAAAGTAACACCAAAGAAACTGGCATTTGATTACAAAACGATTAAAAGTTATGAAGATGCCTGCGCGAAAGAAAATCATGACCCGGCAAATGTACCTGATGTATCTATGATTCCGGAAGATCTCGGTAAGGCTTTAATCGGGATTTTTAAAACTATGATGTTCATTAAAGCTGTTAACAATGGATGGAAGGCCAGGATGGGAGATTCATCACAGGCAAAATATTATCCATATGCATGGGTTTTGTCGTCCGGTCTCGGTTTTTCGTCCGCGTATTACGGCTGCGATTACGCGCTTACGGATGTCGGTTCCCGCCTTTGCACTGAATCATCTGAAAAGGCATTGTACATTTTTGAACAATGCAAAGAGTATTACGCTGATTGGATGTTGTAGATAATTTTAACACAGGTTGTATGTTGCCAGAGCTGCCAGTTTTGTCGTCCAGTCTCAGTTTTTCGAACGCGAATTACAACTACGATAACACGAATACGAATGTCAGTTCCCACCTATGCACATACTGCAGCATAAACCTTGCCCGCATGGCAAAAAATAAACTAATAAACGAGAGCGCTGGTACCGTAAGGGAACGCGATCTTAGGAAGGCAAAGGCATGAAACGAATAAATAATTTATATCAAAGGATCTGCAGCATCGAAAACCTGATGCTTGCAGATTCTATTGCCAGAAAAGGAAAATTGAATCAGCCCGGGATACTCAGGCACGACCAGAACCGGATCCAGAACATTCAGGATCTTCACATGGCATTGATCAATAAAACTTACATGACATCTGAGTACACAACCTTTACGATTTACGAACCGAAGGAACGGATCATCTTTCGGCTTCCGTATTTCCCAGATCGGATAGTTCACCATGCGGTAATGAATATACTCGAACCAATCTTTGTATCTACGTTTACTGCAGATACATACAGCTGTATTAAAAAACGAGGAATACACGCAGCTGCAGCAGCTGTAAAAAATGCTCTGAAGGATACTGCAGGGACTCAGTTCTGCCTGAAGCTCGACATTAAAAAGTTCTACCCAAACGTGGATCATGAGATACTGAAGCAGCTGCTCAGGAGAAAGATTAAGGACCAGGATCTGCTATGGCTTATGGATGGTATAATTGACAGCGCCGACGGGCTCCCGATCGGGAACTACCTGAGCCAGTACTTTGCTAATTTTTACCTCACATACTTCGATCACTGGATGAAGGAGCAGCTGCAGGTAAAGTATTATTTCCGGTATGCTGATGATATGGTTATTCTCTCCGACAGTAAAGAGCATCTGCACCAGGGCCTCGATCAGATTCGCAGGTACCTGCAGGAAAACCTGAAGCTCACAGTTAAGGATAATTACCAGGTATTCCCGGTCGATGCCAGGGGTATTGATTTTGTAGGGTACGTTTTCAGACATTCACATACATTACTCCGGAAGAGTATTAAGCAGAGCTTTGCACGGATGCTCCGGAGGGATAAGAATCCTCAGTCTATTGCATCGTACAGAGGCTGGGCCATCCATTGTAACAGTAAAAACTTATTAAGAAAATTATTGCATGAACCGGTTTAGTCAGTTTGATATTAAAACTCCGGAGAGAGGATTTGAGGGTAATAAGATTAAGATTACCAAAATACTCAATAAGGAAATTGTAATTCACCACTTCAAAGTTGTTGACTCTAAAGTTGAAGAATTTAAAAAGAAGGGAACCGGGAAGTGCTTACACATGCAGATCTCGTTCAATAACGAAATGCATGTTGTGTTTACTTCGGGTACTGTGCTTATCGATGTTATCCAGCAGGTACCTGCAGATAAATTTCCGTTTACAACCATAATAGTTGAAGAAAATGACAGATATAAATTTACCTAAAAGCGATATGTATATATCGGATAAAAAGGTTCTGGAGATTTTAACTAATTTCTGCGGTACTCCGCCAAGAAGGGAGTTGGTAGAATATCACATTTGGGTTAATAACATGAAGCTTGATTTTTATTCGAAGCACAGAAATAACCAGTTATGGACCGAAGAAGAAAAGAACGACCAGCTTGATTCGTACAAGAGGTTAGTTAAAGCTGGCGTTGAACTTTTAAACAAGATTGTTCCCGGAGGTCAAATGCAGTTAAACTTATGATCCGCGCTGCAGAAAAATATATTGCCGACGTGCTCTCCGGGAAGATCGCCCTCAGTGCTACTACTCGCCTTACTTTTGAGAGGCACGCTGCAGATCTGCGTGTTGCTCCTGAGAATGGCTGGTACTTCGATAAGAAAGCAGCTGAACGGGTATTCGATTTCTGCGGATTGCTCAAACACTCCCCCGACAAAAGATCTTGGGTTACTTTCAACCCCGAGCCCTGGCAGGCTGCAATCATCTATATCATTTTCGGATGGCATAAAAAAGATACCTCCTCGCCACTCGGTACCCGCAGGTTTAACTATGCATACCTCGAGCTTCCAAAGAAAAACGGCAAGACAACTTTTGCTGCAGTGTTTGCCAATTACCTGCTGTTTTTCGACGGCGAGGAGGAAGCAGAAGTTTACCTGGCAGCCACTGTCGAAAAGCAGGCTCACATCTGTTTCGACAAAGCTAAGCGGATGATTGAGAAGAGCCCCGCCCTGGCAAAGCGTGCCCGGTGTCTAACCAACAATGTAAGCATACAAACAACCGGCTCAAAGATGGAACCGCTGGGCCGCGACTCCGAGAGCATGGAAGGTATCAACCCATCAGCAGCTGTTATCGACGAGTACCATGTGTTTACCTGGAAGAACAATTTTGTATTTGAGAATATACAATCTGCAACCGTTAACCGCCGCCAACCGTTGGTGGTAATCATTACCACATCAGGAAGAGATAAGGATCTGCCCTGTTATGAGTATCGTAACCTGTGCATCGATATCCTGAAAGGAATTAAAAAACAGGATGATACCTTTGCCATTGTGTTTACCCTTGACGAAGAGGATGATTGGAAAGATCCCGATGTGTGGCGCAAGGCAAACCCTAACTGGGGCATTTCGGTTCTGGCAAATAGGTTTGAAGATGAGTTTAAGGGAGCGCTTAACAGCCGTACCAAAGAGGTTGCCTTCAAAACAAAGAACCTTAATTTGTGGGTCGATGCACCTACCGTATGGCTCCCCGACGAAACCTGGATGAAATGCACCCACAATCTTACTTACGAAGATCTCGCAGCTCAGGAGTGTTATGCCGGTATCGACCTTGCATCGCATATCGATATAATTGCGCTGGCACTCTTCTTCCCTAATATCAAAGGGCACCCGGCATTAAGGCTCTTCTTCTGGATCCCCGAAGATAAGGTTAAAGAGAAAGAGGACCGTGTCGATTATGCTCTCTGGGCGAAGCAGGGATGGATTACCATTATGCCCGGGAGTATTATCGATGTCGACCAGGTAAGCGCCGATGTTCTCAGGCATCTCTCAGATTATAAGGTTAAGGGACTGGCATACGACCCATACATGGCTCACCACGGAGTTATACAGAATATTCAGAAAGGAGGCTTCCCGGTCGATCAGCTCGACCTATATGCTCAGAGCTTAAAAAATATGAGTGCTCCTACAAAGGAGTTTGAAAAAATAATAAGCTCAGGCGAGCTCGAGCACTTTAACAACCCTGTTATGCGCTGGATGATGCGCAATGTTGTAATACTTGTCGATACAAATGAAAATATTAAGCCCGACAAAAAGCGGAGCCGTGAGAAGATCGACGGACCCATTGCCTCCATTACAGCTATAGGCGAATACCTCACACTCACCTCCGGCACCTCAGATAAAATAATTTATAATCACGGACACTCACTCAGAACTATATGAAGCCATACATTTCTCCTGAAGTTAAGAAAGTTGAAGTTGACAGCCAGATAATACGGATGTTTACCAGGCAGGGTTTCATAGAGGTGTTCTGGGAGGAGCTCCGCGCTAAGGGGCACGATAATAATTGTACCCGTAAACAAGTGTTCGACGACCTGAACCAGAAGTTTTATGAGGTGTTTCAGGAGTTTAGATATAGCAGCTATGATTCGTTTAGACAGAGATTAAATAAATAAAATTAAAAAAGTTATGGATAAACCTAAACATTTTAAGCCGGGATTATATACAATGTTCTATGAATATCTTAAAGACATTGCACGTGAATATGGGTATAATCTACTTATTCACGGAAGCATGGAAAGGGATTTGGATTTAGTTGCTGTTCCCTGGGATGATAGATGTTGTTTTACCAAAGAGCAATTAATGATTAAAGAATTTCAGGAATATCTTACAGGATTGACTTATGAAAAAACAGATGGAGAAGTTCCTTTCTCAGTACTGCCAGGCGGAAGGCATTCATATGTCATTAATTTAAACAGAGGTAATAGAAAAGGTGAATGGGTAAGATTTGAGGACTGCCAGTATTATTTAGATATTTCAGTAACACCTTTACCTACAAAAAAATAATAAATCGCCATGCCTATAAAACCCGAAAATAAGAACAGGTACCCAGAGGACTGGTCGGAGATCCGCGCACGCATTTTGAAAAGAGCAAAAGATTGTTGTGAATTTTGTGGTTTGCCAAATTACGCATGGGTAAACAGCAAGGACAGGCAGCTTACAATACAGGACGATGAAGATGTAATTAGGGTAATATTAACGATTGCTCATCTCGATCATACTCCTGAGAATTGTACTGATGAAAATTTAAAAGCACTGTGCCAGAAGTGTCATAACAATTACGACATTAAACATCGAAAAGAGACAAGGCATAAAACTCGCATGAAGGACCAGACGGAAATAGACTTTGATCCTGGGTTCATAATGAATATTACTTCGTCAGAAGGATGGAGTATAAAGATTACAAAATATTAAGCCCCATTTAATGCGCCTCTCCGGCGCTTTTTTTATTTTATTCTCTCACTTGTAAACAATGTTCCATAACTGACCGGTTAAATCAGCTGAATTTTGTAGTAACATTTTATACTACAACTTTCGATGCGAAATGAGAAGGTAAGTTTAAAAGATCGTATTAATGCTTTTAGGAATCCGCACACCAGGGATACCAGTAGTTTATTAAAAGGCAACCTTGCCGGGTTAATGGGTGGCTCTGAAAGCGGTGTTAATGTTACCGAAGAAACTGCTCTCGCTTTTTCTGCAGTTTGGCAGGCAATGAGAATATGGTCTGAACTTCCTCCATCGCTACCAATAGAATTTTACGAAGAAAAAAAGGGATATCGTACCCAGATAGAACACGATGCTCAGGAAGTGCTTTTGAATCCAAACGGTTTAATGAACCGCTTCACCTGGAACGAGCTTATGAGTGCCTGGTTACATGGCTGGGGTAACGGCGTAAGTATTATTAACAGATCCGGCGGAGCAAAACCAATAGCGCTTATGCCCGTACATCCTTCTGCAGTAACTGCTAAGTTGCTCGATGGCCGGATGTTTTACGATATAAACGACAGGGAGCTTGGTATTAAAGGAACTTTCTTCAGTGAAGAGGTTATTCATTATAAGGGTTTCACAACCACAGGGCTTTGGGGTAAATCTCCTATACAGGTTGCAAAGGATAATATCGGGCTGGGCCTTGCAGCTGAAAAGTTTGGTGCTAAATATTTCCGCAAGGGAGGAAACCTGAAGCAGGTTATTGAAACCGAGGGACACATGTCAGATCCCGAGTTTCTTGCTTGGAAAAAAAGATGGCAGGAGAATTATACCGGAATTGATGGCGACCATGAAACTCCCATCTTGGAGTATGGTATGAAACTTAAACCTCTCACCATTGCTCCCGATGCAGCACAATTCCTTCAAACACGCCAGTTCAGTATTCAGGATGTTGCCCGCTGGTTCAACCTGCCTGTTCATATGCTTAACGATCTAAGCAGGTCAACCTTCTCCAATATAGAGCATCAGGATCTGCAGCTGATAAAATATTCTTTCAGGGCAACTCTCAAACGCATGGAGACGGAGCTCGAAGATAAGCTTCTGCTTCCTAAAGAAAAAAATGTTATTAAAATCAGATATAACCTCGATGCATTACTGAGGGGCGACCTGGCATCGGTTACTCAGCATATTAAAGAAATGGTTCAGATAGGAGTAATGTCGCCAAACGAAGGACGAGCCTTGATAAACAAAAACCCACGCCCTGGTGGTGATGAGTTTTATACTCCGGCAAACATAGTAGGTAATGAAAATGCAGGCAAAGCAGGAAAAACTATTACATCATGAAACAGACAAGAATTTCGCACGACGAAAAGGAGCCTCTGATAAGGGCTGAAATAGGCGAGGAAAATAAAAAATACTTTACCGGATATGCTGCTGTATATAATTCCCGCAGTAGAATAATATACGAATCGGGAAGGGTTTTTCATGAAGTTCTTATACCTGGTTGTTTTGACAGGGTTATAGTCGATGAAAAATTAGATGTGGTCCTTACAATTAACCATCAGAAATTAATTACTCTGGCAAGGACAATATCAGGGACACTTTCTCTTACAAGTGATTCCCGCGGATTAAAATTTAAAGCATCAGTCCCCGATACCCAGGCTGGTAATGATACATGGGAAATGATAAAAAGAGGTGATTATACTGACTGCTCTTTTGCTTTTAGCATTGAAGATACCGGAGAAAAATGGGAACGAGATGGGGAAGGTGAACTTCTTCATGTGGTAAATGAAGTTAGTGCTCTGTACGATGTTGCAATCTGTACCGTACATGGGGCATATGGAGCAACTATGGTTGATATTGAAAAAGCTTCTCGGGCAGAACAGGACTTTAATTCCCAGGATAAGCTTTTAATATCAAATCTTCAAAAAGAAAAGCAGAATTTATTAAGAGAAAACAGCGCTCAGAAAGAACAGATTGCAAGGTTACAGAGAATACTTAACAGTAAATAACAGCCAGTAGGCTATTTTATTAATAATCAATAATTTTTAAACAAATGAAAAGTCTCGAATTAAAAAGGCAGAAAGAGGGCCTGATGGCTGAAAGGAATATTTTGGCCAATAAGGCAGAGCTCACCGAAGCTGAAAAAACCCGGTGGGACGAAACCGAAACACTGGTAGCAAACCTCGATAAAGAGATTGCACGCCAGGAGCAGATTGAAAGTCAGCAGAGAATTGCAGCTGCAGGTAAAGGTGCTGATGTTAGCAAAGATGAAGTTAAAGACTTCGGAAAGTACAGCCTCACAAAGGCATTGCGTGAGTTCCTTAATGGCAGGCTTACCGGACTGGAAGCAGAGATGAGTGAAGAAGCTGCACGCGAGAACGAAGCTATTGGCCAGGGTGGTATTATGGGGCTGGGTATCTCTAACAGGATCCTCGCACACAAACCCATTGCAAACAGGGCAACTATCGTTGCAGCATCAAACCCAACAGTGGCTACAACTCCAATGGGGTTCATTGATGCAGTGTATGCTAAAACTTTACTTGTTGAGCTTGGCGCTCAGACAATGAGCGGATTAACAGGTAACGTGGATCTCCCATACATGAGCACAGCTCCGGCAACTGAATGGCTGCCCGAAAACGAGGAGAGTGTTGATGCAGCTGGTGCATTCAATAAGTACACCCTTACCCCGAAGAGAATTGCTAACTTCTTACCGGTATCTAAACTGTTACTTGTTCAGAGTTCAGTCGATGTTGAGCGTAGGCTTTGGGATCATCTTATTACTGCAACTGCAGTTAAGCTTCAGGGTGGAGCTATTGCCGGCGGAACACACGCATGTACAGGGTTACTTGCAACTTCTGGTATTGGTAACGTAATTGGCGGAACCGATGGAGCTGCTCCAACACATGCCCACATGCTTGCCCTTATTCGCGAGGTTGCTATCGATAACTGCGACTTTGGCGCACTGGCATTCCTTTGCTCACCACAGGCTCGCTGGAAACTTCAGAGCACAGCCATCGAATCAGGTCACCCGCAGAGAGTATGGGATCCGATTGTAAGAGATACACTTCTGGGATATAAAGCAGGCGTAACAAGCCTGGTACCTGATAACCTTACAAAAGGCAATCAGAGTGCTGTTTGCTCTGCAATCATATTCGGAAACTGGAACGAGATGACCATTGGTCAGTTCGGTGCTCTCGATCTTACTGTCGATAATATAACCGGTGCAAAATCATACCTGGTTAACCTCATACTGAATGCTTTCTACGATGTGGCTATTACCCGTCCTGAGGCATTTGCAGCAATGAAAGATGCTAAATGTGGCTCTTAGTTTTTCATAGGTTTGGTTAGTTAGGGGAGAGACCCCCGGCTTAGTTCCGGGGGTACTCTTTCTTAAAACAAAAAAATACAGCAATGATAAAAGTTAAGTGGTTAAAAGCACATTTCAAATTTGCATACAGCGCCGGCGATGTTGGTTATGTTACCCCCGAGTGGGCTGAAAAGCTTCTTCCCCTGGGTTATATCCTTCCGGTTCCCGATGCAGAGGGCGATGCTGCTTCCGTAATATCTACAGATGTTGTGAACACTCTTCCTGCAGATCTGCCGGCAAGAGATAAGTTGTTTGCAGCAGGTTATGATACTCTCGATAAGGTTATTGCAGCCGGTGAAGGCTTGCTCGATGTTATTGGCATAAGCAACAATATTCTGAAAAAGATTAACAAGTACCTGAAAGGGTAGAGATCTTAACCTACATGGAAGAGCCGAGATATAAGATAAAGACTGCGCCAATATTCAGTGTACTGGAGCTCGATCAGTTCAAGCGCAACTTGCGTATCGGTACCCAGGACGAGGACGATAACTCGCAGAATGAATATCTGCAGGAGATCCTCGATAATGTTATCGAGTTGGTGCAGACCGATATCGGTCGCCAGTTTGCCAGGGCAACATATACCTTATATCTCGACGATTTTCCGGCATCGAAAGAGATGCTTATAACACTTGGTCCGGTTGCAGTAATAAGCACAGTTAAGTATTATAACTCATCCAATGTGCTTACAACAATGGCAGCAGCCGATTATATGCTCGATAATATTCTGCTGAGTGCCCGGTTAAAGTTTGTGAATACTTACAGTGTTTATAGCGACCGGTTAAACGGAGTGGAGATTGAGTTTACAAACGGATGGGCAACATCGGCTGAGATACCGAAAGATATTAAAGATGCAATTATTCTCCTGGCTACTGAGCGATATCTCAACCCGGAGAATGCAATGCTGAACTTTGGTATGGGTGTGCGCCAGACAGCAGCTGAAAGGATATTGAGAAAGTACAGGGTACAGAGATTCTGAGAGATATGGGACAGATAGGAAAAATGGATAGAAGGATTGAGATTAAGCACCCCGTGAAAACAAAAAGTGGTCAGGGAGCTGCCATAAATACTTTTGCCCATTTATTCTACAGAATGGCATCGCGGGTTATGGTTGGCGATTCCCCCGAAGCTTTTCAGAATAACCGCATAACAATATCTACCAGGTTTAAATACACGCTTAATGTTACCAGTGCCATAAACGAAACAATGCGACTGGTTGACGACAGCATTCAATATAACATTCTGCAGGTTATGCCTGCAGCTGATAATAAATTGTTCATTGAAATACTTGCAGAAAGGATTACAGAGTGAGCGCGGTAATTGTAACATTTCAGGGAATAGAAAATCTTAATAAGATATTCAAAGAGTTTCCCGAAATGGGTTATCGTAAGCCAATTATGGCAGGCTTTCGTAAAGCATCGGCACCTGTAAAAAAAGCAATGAAAAGCAATCTTCCGGCAAACCTCAGGGGAGCCGCCAGGTCGATAAAAGCAGTTGCCTATAAAACTAAGGAACCGGAGATGGGTGTGGGGATCTTCAGTAAAGGTATTACGTACCAAAACCGGAGAGGAAAGAGGTGGAGTCCGTGGCAGCTAATTTACTGGCATAATTACGGCACAATGGCAGGGCGCTCCGCTGAACACTCATTCATTACCCCGCGAAGGAAAAAAACAGCAGGATCTTCAGGTGGCATTAAAGCAGGTATGTTTATTGAAAAAGCATGGGACCAGAGTTCGGCACAGGCACAGAAAAATTTTGAGGAAACAGTTGAAAAGGAAACAATAAAGTTTTTTGAGAAATACGCAGCAAAATGATAGGCGAAGCAATACAGGCAACAGTTGAAGCGATAATTACAAATACCTTCTCGATGGTGGGCGACGAGAAGATTCTTACTCCGTACTGTGTTCACACAGAAACTGAGCTTCCTCCATCGCTTCTAAAAGAAGGGATATCGAATTATAACTACCTGGTTGAGATCCTGATAATCGATGTATTGCCTGATAATGTAAATGCATTTGCTGCCCTGGTACGTCCAGCAATAGAAGCACTGGCAGGCACAACTAAGGACAGTACCACCTTTGAGCAAGTAAATTACGAAGGCGACGATCCGGGGTTCGACCAGGAACAGCGCCTGTACGCAAATAATATCAGGTTTACAGTAGAAACTTTAACACGTTAAATAACAATACAATGGCAGACACAAAGATTTATCAATATCAGCTCACCATTAAATATGGCACCAAGCTGATTAAGGGGTTGGAAACAACCGGCTTTAAGAATAAGCCAAACTTCGACGAGGTATTGCTGAAAGAAAACGAAGGTAATGCAAGTAAGGAATTTGTTGATTGCGATACTGAGATGTCTATTGCCGGAAAAACTTTGCAGCGCGACGGATCTCTCTCAGCTACACACGAAGATTTTGAAACCCTCAGGATAGCTTCTGCCCTGGGCGCTCAGGTTGCATTCGTTTACGGACGTATGGCAACAGGTGCGCAGCAGGTAACCGGTTACGGATATCTGACCGACTGGAGTGAAGATGGCGGTTCAGAAAAGAAAATGGGCAGCTGGAGTGGAACCATTACAGCTAAAAAAGGAACACTTACCTACGGAGCACAGGCATAATGAAAGCAGATTACTTAACCCTGTCTGATGGCACCCGGGTGCGCATATGTTTTAACATGAACGTTGTGTGCCAGGTATCTATGCTTACAGATATTAAGCTCACAGACTTCATTGGTGGTAATGCTGATATTCAGTCATTACGGACAATAGCGTGGTGTTGTGCTGTTGAAGGCGAAGCCGCAGACGGGAGAGAATTTCAATTAACAGAGATTGAGTTTGGAAGGCTTATGACGATGGAAAATGTTGTAGCCTTCTCCCTGATACTTGTTTCACAGAGCGGGAATAGCGGACAAAAAAAAAGTCCGGAGCCAAAGGGGCGCAAGCCCTTCTTCCACTTCCGGAAACAGAGTTAAGCGAAGATCTGTTAGAGAAATTCAATTATAATTTCTTTCGGTGCTTTGCCCTGGGTGTCCTCAGATATACACCCGAAAGGTTTGATAAGATGCTTGTTGGTGATTTTTTATGTGCAATGTCGGGGTACTATGAGGCAGAAGCAGAAAAGGTAAGAAGCATAACAGAACTGGTAAGATTGGCAACCACATATTTTGTAAACACACAACCCATAGAGGGCGGATCCAGAACACCACAAGATCTCTGGCCTTTGCCCTGGGACAAAAAAGAAGAGGTAACCGATACTATACCAGACGAAGAGAAAAAACAAATGCAGGATAAACAGGACGAAATTTTGAAAAACAATTTTTAAGATGGGTAATGTAATAACAAATCTTAAAGCAAAATTTGGGGTAGAAACGTCCGACTTTAAAAAGGGTTTAAAGGATGGCGAAAAAGCCATGTCCGAATTTAAAGAAGCTGCCGGAGATAAGATCTCTGAGTTCTCTTCTTTGTTTGGAGTTAATATGTCGGGGGTTACAAGTGCTGTTTCCCTGGCATCAAAATCTCTCGGGTATTTAAAACAGTCATTTGTTGGTGCTGCAGCTGGTGGTGATACTCTTGCCATCTCTATGAAAGCTTTGAAATGGTTATTTGCTTCAACGGGTATAGGGGCTCTTATACTGGTTCTCTCATCGCTTGTTACATATTTCACAAAAACAACTGCAGGGGCAAAAGAACTTGCCGTTGGCATGGGGCAACTTAAAGCTGCAGGCACAGTACTTATGGAACGCCTTGGCAAGTATGGCGGTGGAGTATGGGATATGTTAAAAGGCAACTTTAGCGAGGGTTATAAGAAGATGAGCCAGGCAATGTATGGTCTGGCCGATGCTACTTCTAAAGCTGCTGCCCAGGGAAAATTGCTCGCTGAGAGTAATCGCGATATTATAAGACAAGAACGTGAATTTAATGTTATTAAATCAGAGCAATGGGCTAAGCTCGAAGATCTGAGATTACAGAGCAGGGATATTGATTTGTCTGCTAAAGAACGATTTGCTGCACTTATGGCAGCTGCTGCCATTGAAAAGAAACTCGACCAGGAAGCATTAAGGCTTGCAGCTGAGAAGATACTTAATGCTCAGACAGCATTGCAGATCGACACCCAGGATAGAGATAAAAAGGATGCACTGGCAGAAGCTTATATAAATTACAACAATATAGTCTCAGAATCCTTCCAGTGGGAGCGCTCTCTTACCAGGCAGAAAAATTCTCTTATAAAGGAGATGCGTGACGAGGAAAAAGCTCTCCAGGATCTGGCTGCTGCTTTTGAGGCAGAGAAGAAAGCAAATCTTATTACAAAAGTAGAGGCTAAGTATAACCCAGGCACGCTGGAAGGCTTGCAGCAAAGTCAGATACAAACTCTCGGAGCTGTGAGTAATGAGCTTCAGGATATGTATAATATAACCGAGCAGTCTGTAGAAAACCTGGCTACTGGCTTTGCTGATTGGGTAGGAGCTTTCTCCTCGGGATTAGCAGGCTTCAGAGATATGCGCCAGATGGTTGGCTTTGCCTTTGGTGATATGCTTATTGCTCTGGGTAATGTGGCAATTAAAGCAGGTATCGGTATTGAAGCTATAAAAGCAGCTTTCGCATCAATGGGGGGTGTTGCTTCAATAGCAATAGGGATGGGATTGGTTGCTTTTGGATCTTCAATTAAGGGATCCATTGCACAAATAAATGATGCTCGTTCTGCAATGGCTTATGGAGGGACTTCTTCAAGTTACTCATCAGGAGGATCAGCAGTAGCCGGTCAGCTATCCTCTGTAAATCCAACCAAACTTACCCTCGACGGCACAGTACTTTTAAAGTTAACAGGTTCAGATCTGGTGGCTCTTCTTAATAATGAAAATGCACGTATAAATATTGCAACATAATGGCATTCGGTCTTAAATATGAACTATACTGTAAAACCCGTAAGAACCGGCTTTTTAAGGCAAAGGTTTACTTCGATGGGTATGAGGGTAGTCAGATCGATCGAAATGTCCCTGTATCTCCATTTAAACTCAGAAAGGATAAAGCAGCCATTGTCCGTGGTACCTCCTTTGAATTTTCAATTCGTGAAGAAGTTGATTTTGAGTTTATGGAATTTTATACAAACAGCAACAAAAAAGTTAAGGTAGAGCTTTATGATCCTTCCGATACGCTTATTTGGGTTGGCTATAATTTACCACAACAATATCAGGTGCCTTATGTTCCTTCTCCAGTAAATGTGACATTTACGGCTACCGATGGCTTAGGTCTTTTAAAGAATGAACTATTTACTTTAACCGGACTAAACTCGCAGCTCACTATTATTCGCCATTGCATCGATAAAATTGGATTAAGCCTGGGTTATTCCATTGCCATAAACCTGTTTGAAACAACACATAATCATTCTTACACTCCTCTTGCTCAGACATACGAAGAGTCTGAAATATTTGCCGGGCTGAATTGTTATGAAGTGCTTGAGGCTATACTTAAAAAATATAACGCTGAGATAACACAGCGAAGAGGTCGCTGGGCAATTACACGTGCTGCAGATAAGAAAAGCACCCGTATGCTTTATACTTCAGCAGGAGTATATGAAACAACTGAAGCAGCTCCGGCAGTGCTCGATCTTGGTTATCCGGGCGCAGGCATAGAGGTCTCTCCCAGGGGAAGCCTTAATATGTCGCTTGAGTCTGGAGGAAAGAAAGTAAAGATCAGGCATGACTTTGGCAGAAAAACATCGTTGCTTATTAATCCTGATTTTTCAGAGTTCGCTACTGGTGTATTCAGTGGATGGGGTCAGGTCGGCTCATTTACTGCGGAACAGTTATACAACGATAATGGTCCTTATGCTTTTATTCCTGGTATAGATAATGCCAGTAGTTGTTTATACCAGGCATTTGACATTGAGAATGCGCCTGGTGAGGACTTTGTTTTTTCAGTAGATATGGGAGCCATTGGTTACCGGCTTTATGGCGGTATTCCAATTCCGATTCCGATTAATGTTCAGATGGTTATTGCTCTTACCGATGGTGTCGATACAAAATATCTGGCAAAAACAGGTTTATATCCAAACTATGCAGCTGAGTGGGTTGACGAACTCACTTCTATCGATATGGAAGTAGCCAGCCAGATAGGAGGCACTCCCCGGATGAACAGATTGTCTCTTATAACACAAGAGATTCCTTTCAGCGGATCTCTTCAGGTAACACTCTACCGCATCCAGGGCACACCGGCATATCAATATACTTATACCGGGGTAGCATTTGGTAATGTAGATCTCACATTTGTTGTTAACGGCGGACCTTATCCTTCAGCTATCGAAACAGAAGCTTCTTTTACGAACAGTTCAGAACCTTTAGATCTCCCCGATATTGACTTGCTTACAGCTGATGCCCCCGATTATGTAAATGCTGCCCTTTTATATTTTAATATTACCAGGCTCAGTAATGGTTCAGCAACTACCTTATGGCATATATTAGGCAGTGCTGTTGAAAGATCTATACTTCAGCATCTGGCTTATGATCTTGCCAGCCTTAACCGAATTGCCAGGCAAAAACTTACGGGCGAGATAAAAGGAACGGGCATTGCTTTCGACAGTATTATTAAGCACACATATAATAATAACCGCGAGTATGAGATTGCTGAAGGGATCTGGGATATTTACGAAGAGGTATTTTCAGTTACACTCATCGAGCTCCTCGCCTGGAGCGATGAATCGGTAACTTTTGTTTCAGTAGAAACAATATCCACAGGATCTCCAGCCACTGGAGGTTCTTCGGGGTCACAAGTTATAATGGGTGGTGCTGAAATACTTGATGCTTTACTTACAGTTGATGGGTCAGGTTCAGCTTTGGATGCTGATTTACTTGACGGGAATCATGGGAGTTATTATGCACCAATAGCAAGTCCTTCGTTTACAGGGACAGTTACGTTGCCTGTTGACCAATATATTGTTGCAACAGGCGGGTATAATATGTTTCGCAGAACAGCGGCTACTCATTTTTTATTTTCAGGGGCTACTGATTTGCAAATTAATAACAATATTGATACTGCAACATTAATAGTAATTACCAATGGAGGTAGCCTGGGGGTTGGCGTTTCTCCTTCTTATTTTGTTCATGTAAAAAAAGATCAGGCAGCTGCGACAGAATTATATGTCGAGAATCTTACAAATAATGCAGCAGCAAAGGCAGAACTCCATTTATCAACTCTGGGGGGAAATGTAAATTTATCATGTGACAGAACAAATGGTGATTTTACTATTAGCGGAGGGAGTGGTATAACGAGACTCGGCGAATTAGTAGTGGGTAGTGATATCGGCTCTCCTTCGTTTAGTTCTGGTTACGCAGGATCGGGTTGGAAGAATGATGAAACAAGCGGGGAATATACTTTAACGGTTGATAAGCTTGTTGTCAGGAAAGCATTAACTGCTTATGATTTAGACATTAATAAGATAAATTCAATTAATGGTGGCATTGTTATTTCTGTTGCTTGTGGAATATGTTTAACAGTATCGGGAACCACAATTTATATGGATGAAGACGGCGGCAGTAAATTAATTCAATTTGCAGTTGATGATTATATACGTGCTCAGATATGGACCGGAAGGGGAATTGCTTCTTATATTGGGAAAGTAACAGCGGTACATCATGACAACACATATGGATCTGCATATATAACAGCAACCACAATAAGCGGTACGCCATGGAATGGAATGGAATTGGTGCAGATCGGAAACTCGGGGGATTCTGCCAGACAAAACCTTATATACATTACTGCCTCTGATACAAATAATCCGTATATAGATATGCTTGCTGGTGTGACAGCAGGAAGTTTCGCAGGGAAACAAAAGCTAAGAATTGGAAATCTTACAGGCATTACTGATGCTGTATTTGGCGCATTATCGGGGTATGGACTATGGTCTGACAATGCTTATCTGAGCGGATCGCTATTTCTTCCAACCGCAGGAATAACAAATGAAGGAAGCTCTGCATCTTCCATAAGAATATATGCAGGAGATACCTATGCAAATAGGGCAACGGCTCCATTCAAAGTTACACAGGATGGATCCTTAACTGCCACAGGAGTTGTTGAATTAGGAACTAAGCCTTCTACTGTTGATGGATTAACTCAAAATTTGGCAATAAAGAATACTGATATATATGAACCAGCATATAATGGTGATTCTTCTGGAATTAAGATTAATAGAATAGGACATAATGGAACCACAGATCATTATAGAGATTTTGTAGTATATGATGGGAAAGAAAATAAAGTATTTCAAATCAATGGTGGGGCAACAACAGGAATATATTTTGGAACAGCTGGTAATCCTGTAACTGTTGGAATTGATGGTTCTTTAGAAGTATCTGGTCAAATTGATTTTGGAGGTAATCATGTTGAAGCCACTGGTACATCAAATATAACCTGTGCAGCAAGTGAAGGTGATATGGATGATATGAGTATCTCATTTACTCCAAAAGGAAGTAAGGTACTGATTACATTTTGTGCTTCATTTTATGTTTCTTCTAATAATCAGACTCTATGGCTTATAATAAATGTTGGTGGAGGTAATGTACGAACGATGCGAAGCTATATAATAGGGGGATACCAACCTCATGCTCTTACTCATATCGCAAGTGTAACTCCCGGATCAGCAGTAACTATTAAAATGAGATGGAGTGGCTCAACAGCAATACAGCAGCGAGGGAGTGATGATGGGTATAGGGTAATGACAATAACTGACTTACACTAATATAGATTAATAATATGAAAATCAAGATTTCTGAGGTACTAAAAAATTATGATGGGAGCGACATAATTAATGATAATACTCCGAAAACACTAAGAGATGTTTGTATTACCTCTTTATTATCTCCGCTGCAGGAAGATGATGAAAAGAAGAAGCTTGAAAAATATGAGATATTTAAACTTTTGAGAGATGAAAAGCATGAAGTTACTCTGACTGCAGAGCAAATATCCATTATAAAAAGAGCAGTTGGGAAGTTTCAGCCGCAACTTATAATGGGGCAGTGCTTTGAATTACTTGAAAAATAAAATTTAAAAAGATGTTAATAAGCATTATTACACCTACTCATAATATAAAGTTCCTGCAGGAGCTGGAGACAACTATTCTGGCTCAGACATACCAGGAGTGGGAGTGGATTATTCTGCTTAATAATGGTATCCGTTATGGCAATGTTAATCCCGATGAAAGAATTAAAGTTATCGAGTGCCCTTTTAATTCTGATTCAGTTGGCTTCCTGAAACACCTGGCATGTATGAATGCTACCGGCGATGTTATTGCAGAGGTTGACCACGACGATCTGCTTACACCAGATTGCCTGCAGAAGCTTGCAAAAGCTTTTGATGAAGAGGGTGTGGGTTTTGTATTCTCACAAAATGCCAAACTAAGTAAGGACTTCAGGCCATATATGGAAGAGTGTGGATGGACCAGCAAGAAGTTCAGATGGCAGGGGAAGAGTTTGTATGCTATGAATAACCAACCGGTAACTCCGGGCAGATTGGGGCATATATGGTTTGCACCTGACCACATCAGGGCATGGAGGCGCGATATGTATGAGAGTATTGGCGGGCACGACGACTCTCTAAAAGTGTGTGATGATCTGGATCTGATGCACAGGCTTTACATGGTTACCAGGTTTAAGGAAATTCAGGAGGTTCTTTATGTATATCGTATTACCGGCGACAATACCTATGTTAAAAAAGGTGAACAGATAAGAGAGACGAATAACAGGCTGTACGATCAAAACATTGAAGGACTTGCCCAGAGATATGCAGAGATTAACGGATTGACTACTCTTAGCAATCCAGGTATTCAGACTCTGAAGCTACTTACGGATAATTCAGTTGGGCTTATAATCGCTAAAGATTGTTTGCAGTATGTTAAGGATACCCGGGCATTGATGGAAGAGATCCACAGAGTACTGGCACCAGGAGGAATTTTGTTAAGTAATACTCCGAGCACAGATGGAAGAGCTGCTTATCAGGATCCGACAGCCCAGAGTTTATGGAACGAAAACTCATTCTGGTATTATACCCGGGCATCGTATGCCAGGAGGATTAATAATACAAAGATATTCAGGGAGTGTAAGCTCACTACCAATTATCCTGATGAGTACTGTAAACAGCATAAGATGGCATATGTGGTAGCACATTTAGAGAAGTTATAAACATTAAAAAATTAATACCATGACACAGGTTAGAAATCATTCAGAGTTACTTGGCAGGATTGCCGGGGAAGGTGGTGACCATTACATAGGTACCCAGGCTATATCGGATAAAAAGTTTACTCACATAGAAATTGGATCTGATGGGGCTACTCTTGTTGGCGTACAAATAGGAAACCAGAGTGTAATGAATACAAGGAATTATCCATCTGCAATGCCTGGTGGCTACCTGATGATTGCAGGAGGAGATAAATACTTTAATCATATTCAGTTTAGTGCAGGCTGGGCTGAAGGATTATTGCTAAGTGAAGTTGAGTAGCAGTAAAGGAATATTGTTTTTAAACAATCTTTAAAAATACAGCTATGAAATTTAGCTTAATGAGAAAATTTAGTCCGATGAATCGTGGGGGTTTATACTGGACGCAACACTTTTACATAAATGAAAGTATTGCAAGGGTAACTCCTCGCAATACTGTAATTGCAGGCAATGTTTTGATGTGTGGTGCTGGACAGACTTATACAACTATTACAGCTGCTTTAGCTGCTGCATCTTCTGGTGATATAATTCAATTAGTAGATGGCACATATAATTCTGGTGATGAGGCAGGAACATATCTTTTTATAAATCAGGCTGCTAAAACATTACTAATTAGAGGTAATGCAAATGACAGAACAGCAGTAAAAATTCAACATAGTGGTGCTTCGGGTTTTACGATAAGACTTTATGCCAGTACTGAGTTAAGATTTGAAAATATAACATTTGAGAGTGCAGACAATGTTTCATGTTTTTATAATGATGCAGACAATGCTAACAGAATATTCAAATGGAAGAATTGCGTTTTTAATCTTACTAATAATGGGGGAGAGTCAAATTTTGCATTACAGGGAAGTAACTCAGCTTATCATGCAAATAATTGGTATGAATTTGAAAATTGTACGTTTAATAAGTTATTGGCAGGAACAGTCGGGGTGTTTGTTTTTAACAACGAAGCTGCATCAGCTACTCTATTAATGCAATCCTGCACATTTAATATTGCTAATGCGATTGGATTAAAAATCACAGACAGCAATAGAATGAAAGTTGCAATTTATGATTCTATAGGTATTCAAAGTTCAGATCATATACTCTGGCAGTTTATGAATGACGGAGATACTCCGGCAGATACACTTGGATTAGTTGACTTGAGGTATAATCATTTAAGCCATTCTGGGGTATTTCAGCAACATAATTTATTGCTTGGCAGGGGAATGAATGAATGTTATGTTGTTAATAATACAATAACTGTTCCTGCGGGTAATTCGGGTTTAAATATTGGTATTGTAAATAAAATAATCAGCACGGATGTTACAAAGACAATAATTGCTGGGAATATAGTAACAGCGAGTCGTCCGATGCTCTCAAAGGGAGGGCAGAAATGTACTTATAGGTGGAATACGTTTATCAGTAATGATACAGATAATATTAATGCGGGATTTGTAACTGATAATTTTGACGATAGTGGAACTATACTTGAGTCTAAGGATCATATTATAACTGACAACAATATCTTTGGTAAGGGAGTTGCTTTAAATTGCAGCACAGAAGCAATTGTTCCTTTAGCAAAAACAAGCTTCCAGTCGTGCGTGGTTGATAGAAATAATTATTATTCTGATAATGGGGACTGGGCTTTTGATGGTGCGGTTCATCAGTTAGCAACAAGAGATACGTTCTGGACAGGTGCGCCAAATAATGACGACAACAGTAAAATGAGAACAAAAACTAATTATACTATAAGTCCAATAAAGAAGGACATATAGTGCCTTCAATATAAACTACACGATAAACAAATGATATGAAAAAACTACTTATCCCTTTATTATTGTTACTTAGTAGCTGCTCCTGTCTATTAAGCCAGATACCTCCACAACGTATATATGCAGGTAGTGGATGCACTGCTATCCTACCTGATTACAGACTGAAGATAGTTGCATTTGATAACTGCGAAATTGCTTCGTACACTCAAGTCCCTGCACCCGGATTTGTTTTGACTCCGACAAATAAAACAGCATCAGTAACGGTAAAGGTTACAGATGCTTCAGGTAACTTCCGGCAGGTTGTGTTTACTGTTACTCTTTTAGATACTATTAAGCCTGTTTTGACTATTGATCCTTCATTACTGGCATATCAATTAAAACAGGTAGAGGATATTTATAATTTCGGTGATCGGTTAATTGCGGAACAGGAGAAGAATCTAATGCAACAATCATGGATAGACAGTATTCCCGGACTAAGATCGAAAATTCAGGATTCAGCATACTATAAGAAGTCAATGTTGACATGGACTGCGAAAGGTCATGCAGTCACGGGTGAAGGCTATCGGGTATTTACTTTCTATGATGCTGATGAAGATACTTTAATTATACGTAGATGATTTAAATTTATTATTATATGCCAGATTCTCCAGACTACCGCTTATACCTGGAAAGTAATAATAAAAGTATTAATATAATAACAAGACATGAAAACAAAACTTTTTTCACTGCACACCAGGGACCTTATTAAGGGTTTAATTCTTGCTACCATAACAGCAGGGATGACCCTATTTGTAAACGAGTTACAAATGGGATCAGAGTTTGACAAATCGCTGTTAAAAAGAATACTGATTGCTTCGGTAATAGCTTTCTTTTCCTATATCATTAAGAATTTTCTCACAAATTCACAGGACGAATTTGCAACAAAAGAACCTAAGTAATAACTTTTTCATATAACACGATATGGAGGCTCACGAATGTAATCAGGAAAGAGTAATAGGTGAAATGCACAGTCTATTAAAAACAATGGTTAAGCAGGTATATGGCAATGGTCAACCTGGCCTTGCTGCTCAATTCCCTGCATTACAAAATTCAGTTGAAACATTAACTACTACTGTTGCTGCACAGACAAATGTTATTGCAGATTTAATTAAGTTTCAGGAAGGCTTAAAGTCTGTCGATGATTATAAGGACAAACAGGGAATGTCATCACGGGCAAGGGCAGCAATATGGGTTTCCGGAATAATTGGCTTTAGCGCAATAGCAACAACATTAATAGTAAAGTTTGCATGAACCGTTTTAGCGATACTTCGAAAACGAGGCTATTCACTTGTCACAGGGACCTGCAGACTTTGTTTAACCATGTGATTTTAGAATTTGACTGTACTATTGTTTGCGGTCATAGGGATAAAAAGGAACAGGATAAAGCGGTTGCAGAAGGTAAAAGTAAATTACCTTATCCACAATCCAAGCATAACAGTAGTCCTTCAATGGCAATAGATGCAGCTCCATTTGAGAATGGCAAAATTGACTGGTCCCGGGAACAGTTGTTATTCTTTGCCGGTTATGTTAAGGGTATCGCCGACCAGCTGTACAGGATCGGATCGATCAAGCACCGGATCAGACTCGGAGCAGACTTCTCCGGAGATAATGATATCAATGATGAGAATTTTAGAGATGAACCACACTTTGAACTTATACCAAATGAAACTGATAAAAGATAATTGGGAGGTGATCTTGCTTCTGGTAATAATGGGGGTGCTTTGTTACTTATCCTTTACGCTATGAGAACCATACTGTTTTTTGTGCTTATATTCATTTCTGTAGGGTGTGTTACCCAGCGAAAGTGTAATGCTAAATTTCCGACTACAGTGGACACTGTTAGAATTGAGCATACCAGGGATTCTATTATTATAAGGGATACTACGATATATATTTCGGTTCCAGGAGAGAGGGTTGTCGATTCGGTTCCCATCCCGTGTCCGCCACCTTCTCCCTGGTATGTCCCTAAAAAAGTACGTGTTGAGACCAACAATGCTTATGCCGAAGCGTGGTGGAGCTACCCGGTTATTAAACTTGTGCTTGTGCAAAAGGATACTACCTTACAAATACAGCTTCGCCAGGCAATAAAGGAAAAATATTACTGGAAAACATTGTATGAGAAGCTTCATGTTACTCCGGAACCGGTTAAGTACATTCCGAAGATCTATAAGCAGGCAATGAGTATTTGTGTTGCTATTTTTGCTATAGGATTCCTGTTTATAGGGTGGAAGGCTTATCGGTTTTTTAAGCCGTGATAAGGTTATTTTATAAGATATTCCTTTTGTCCGGGAAAGGCATCAGATATTTTCTGCATCTCGTTCCATGCAATGATATTTGGACTTTTCTTCATCCCGTAATATTCTATAGGAGACCAGTTGAGAGCTGTTAAAACACCACCATAATCTAATGTTATACCCATGTCAAAATCACCACGTATAATAATTTTATTGTTGCGGACCATAAGATTAAGTCTAATGATTCCTTTCTTGAAAGGTTTTTCTGTGGTAGTAATGATTCCAGACTCTTTGTTTGAATTTAAAATGCCATAACCAGCCTCGAATAGAATTTCTGTTACCTTATTATATAGTTGATCCTTGGATACCGTATCGGTAATAATAATTGTATTTGCATTTTTAGGGATTTGAGCCAGGCCAGTGATTGAAATAAAAAGAAATGCTGTATTTAATTTAAATCTCATTGTTGTAGATTATTTATTAAAGTTTCGTACAAGTTGCACTTATTTTTGTATTTCCGGTTGTAGATCCCTGTTCATATATCTCCATTTCGCGGGTTGACATATCACATTCTTCCCTGGTAGAGCTGAGAATTACAGTGCTGCCAGAGTTTGTTGTTTTAGTTGTTACTACACAGCTCCAGCAGTATTTTGCTTCTTTTTCGCAGGAAAAAAGAATGATTAATGCAGCGAGAAAAAATATTTTTTTCATATCATGAATGATTTTCAGTATATTCCCATAATTCAATTAATAAATTATGAAAATTAAATTCTGTAGATGGCCTTCGGTATTCTTTAATGGTTGCTTCCCATTTTTTACCATTAAGAAGATCATAATAGATGTTGCTATTCCAACTCTCATCAGGTAGCCAGCCCAACATCCATCCATCAGAAGTGCAAACTCGAGTTGCTGTATCGTCGTGAAGGTTTAAAGTATCTGGCACCAATATAACTTTAGTGCCGACTTTAATTTTATTCTGACGAATCTGCCTGGTTATTACAAGCTGGCAATCATTATGTTTAGTTCCAGAAAGAGTAGTAGTTATAGGACTTGTTGCTTTTATGGAGTACTTTTTATCGAATTGTGAAATTTTCCTTATAGTGCGTATATTAACTTTTTTTCCGCTAAAATTTAAAATATACAGGATATATAAAGCAGTTAAAAGAGCAATTATCAATAAGAAATAGAGCACTAAC